CCCGGTCGTCCTCGGCGATGATCTGAGCAAGAAGGCCCGAGTACCCGGTGTCACCAGAAGTGACCTCGAGCTCGATCAGCTCAGCCTTGTCGATGGAGAAGTAGAAGTCCTCGGACACCTTCTCACCGTTGTAGTTCTCGTAGGTGATGGTCTTCTTCAGCATGTGTAAATTCCTTTTCGTGGAGGTCTGAAAAACGAAAGAGTGAGGCTATGTTTCCATAGCCCCATCTCTTCGGATCTGGACTGACGGGTGTCAGCCCTCGTCGTTCGTGGTGACGGTCGCGGTGACCTCTCCATCCACGTTCGCGCTCAGCGTGCGCTTGAGCAGCACGACAGCTGCGACAACACCAGTGGTGATGGCAGCGGCCTTGACGGCTCGGCGCACGTTGAAACGTGACGTAGCGGTGGGGGTCTCCTCGATGACAACCTCGGGGGTCGACTCGGACATGATACTTCCTTTCAGTAGGGTGATCTCATTACACTCTCTGTAATTCTCGCGAGGCATCACCCATACTGCCATGGCTCACTGACAATCTTCCTCGCAAGCCAAGTCAGTGATACCGAAAATATCCCCGAATGGGCACCACCTTGTAGTCGAACACCAGAACGGGGCGGTTCATCTCATCCACCGTAGTGGAGAAGGTGAGCTCCAGCTGATTGTCAACATTCCAGCCAACCTCATCCGAGACTCCGGTGTGGTTGAGACCCACCCTGTCGTAGAAGTCGCTCAGTGAAGCACTGTCCTGCCCACTCAAGATCTGGTGGTTGACGGAGTTCTGTGCAGCCTTGAGCGTTTCCATGTTTGAGCTGAAATATCGCCCTGTGTACTGTTCCATGCATCGCACGTCCAGATCACCTGTGATGGTGAGGTCCTCACGAGGTGGGTTACGGTTGACACGGTCCTGCGCGATCTCGTCGCGGAGCTTGCGCTCCTTTCCCTCTCCAAGCTTCTCGATCACCTTGGAACGGTACTCGGATGCGGTCTCCTGTGAGACAGCAAAGGCTGCAGCCATCGCTGCCGCACGACGTGTGCCGATGCGGTTGGCAAATATGATGCACGTGCACGTCCCTACAAGGCTGACGCCAGCTGGGACGAATTCCTTCCAGACGAGCAGGAGCTTCTCCTTGGGCTCGAGAGGATAAGACTTAACCATGTGCTCACTCGGCGTTCCTCGCCAAGACTTCCGAACATCCTCCTCATACTGCAGGATTTTGGACGCCTTGATTGAGGCCTTACCGGTGAGCACAGCAGTAGTGATGGTTCCGGCGACGCCAAAGGCCGTTAGAATCAACGGCGAGTTGTCTGCGGCCATCTTGGACGCCTTGTGGGCGAGGTTACTTAAAGTCACGTCGGAACCTCTCAATCGATTTCCAGAATTTACGGGACGCTCGGTACCGCCTGATCCAACGACGGAACTCGACGATCATTCGACAGGTGATGGCGAACGCAACGATGTAACCACAGATGATGATCGTCAGGGCGATGATCAGAAGCACCTGAACAAGCTGATCAATCATCGGTAGCGGATCTCACGGATGATGACCCAGATCAACCAGATTCCTCCGGTGAGACAGGTCATGAGGATGTCGCCGAAAAGCCCGAGACATCCGTAGTGCCTGCTTCTTGGACGTGGCATCTTTCTACCTTTCTAGGATGGGCGAAAAAGGGATGAGGAGTTTCTAGTGCGTGGATCTAGATGCATGTTATCCTTTCACTCCTCATTACACTACGTGTAAAACTCGCGATAAAATTAAAAAGGGATGAGACGGCTCGTGGGTACACAGCCCATCGAAAACTGTGTTTAGCGGTTAGTTCCGCACCAGGTAGGTAGGGGTTGCACCTACACATTCGTGTCTTACCTTCGTCTCATTACAGTCCAGGTAATATCTGCGAGGTAGGCAAAGACTAGATACTATGTCTAGTACCTAGTCTTGAGGTTATGCCTTACGAGGGGTCTTGTGGAAGAGCTTGGCGTACGAGTTCTTCAGCAGCCTGAGCGCTCTCGAGATGAAGAGTAGTGGTAGCACTACAACTCCGATCGCGATGGCGCAGAGGAAGATGAAGAACGTCGCGGCGGCGAGTTCCATTGGGATTCCTTTCGTTATGGGTGGTCTCATTACACACCCTGTAAATCTTGCGAAAGGAAAACTGGATACCGTGTAGGTATCCAGCTTGGACTCAGACGTACAAGTCTTGTGCTGCGACTGTGTCGGATGCGAGGTTCTTCGCGTTGTCAGCTCGGAGGTTCTCGCGGGCCTGCTTGCGCTCGCTCCTGTTGATCAGGTAGTAAGCGGCAGCCAGGACGGCGATGCCTCCCAGCATGGTCGTGAAGAGGTAGCTCATGATCCAGACGGCGGTCATAGGTACTCCTTTGTAGTTGGGGTCTCATTAAAGCCTGTGTAACTTTTGCGAGGTAAAAACTGGATACCATGTAGGTATCCAGTTTCGGGACGGATTACGACTGAATGTCGTTGTCCAGAACTTCCTCGAGGGACCGGCCCTTGAACGTCGCGTACGCCCACAGACCGCCGTAGAGGACCAGCATGGCGCCTGTGTAGGCGATGCCGATCTTCCGCTGGCGGTTGCGGAGGTAGATGACGTCAGGGCAGGTAAACTCGTGGCGAGTGAACATGACTTTCCTTTCGTAGTTGGGGTCTCATTACATGCGATGTAATATCTGCGACCTGGGTGGGAATTCTCCTCCCCGGGAAAAATCAAAAACGTAAATCCAAGTATTGCCAAAACCTAGAAGGCCTGTATCGGGGAGGATACAGACCTTCTAGGCTTCGGACACTTGTGGGTGGTTAGATGTTCATCGGGCCTTCATGACGAAGCCGAGGGCTTTCGAGGTGACGACGTGAACTCGCTCGTATGCGATGATCATTCCGATTCCAGTGAGGTTTCCGACGATGACAGCTATCGTGTCCTTGCTGATTCGGTCTGGAGCTTCGTGCTCCTTCGCCTTATACAGCAGGTTCAGATAGGTGTTTACGTCCTGAAACTCCTTGGTGCCGGGATGGCATCTCGCAATCAAGCTGGTTGCGCGTTCGATCTCCTGTTCTAGCTTCGACTCGTCCGTAGACTTTCGGAACACAGGTCTCCTTCCATAGGTGGTCTCATTACATACGATGTAATGCGCGCGACCTATGTTAGGAGGGAAGGACCTTCAGCCGAACTTCCTTCTGATCGTTGTACTCCTCGAACTCCTTGTGGAAGTCAACGTTCACGTTGTTCTGCTCGGGAGCTGAGTCGACCTTGATCGTACCGTCGTAGAGCTGCCCACTTCGCTCGGCCTTGTTGGTCGAGAGGCCCAGAATGGTGCCTAGGAAGAAGTCAACTGCCATAATGGTGCCGACTACCTCTTCGGTGTTCGGCCACTTCATAAGGCCGCTGACGGTCGCGTAGAGCGTGCCCAGAGCGGGCAGAACGATCTGCGCGAGGAACTTGAGCTTGTCGTACACCTTGTTACTGAAGACCATTGCTACCTCCGTGGTTGTCAATGCAGGCAGAAAGCTCCGCATTAGTTGGATAGGGATCAGACTTACCGTCGTTCTTCGTCTTGTTACTAACCTCGACGAAGTGATCAAGCGCCTTGAGATACTCGTCTGCGGCAGCTCGACGATCGCCCTCAGGAATAGGTGGGATCTTGAGCAGGAGACCGAAGAACTTGGCCTGAGCCTTCTGGAGTTCCAGGTTGGCATCAGCCCTCTCTTGAACGGCATCGGTACGGATGTTCAGAACTCTGATGGTGCGGGCGAGATACTCTGACGTGCACACGGTGATCGAGTCGATCCGATCCTGCTGGTCCCTAACGTCCTTACTAGCATTGGCGCTCGTGAAAGCTGCCCACACAGTAAAGATCACGACAATCAGCACAGCAAGATCCCGTACCAGCCATACTCGCATGAATCCATCATCGTTAGCACGACGACGAAATCGCCGCTCCTTGACAATGTCGTCCACTTCGTCCAGTTCCTCCTTTATCTCCCGTAGGTATCGGACAATGTAGCCTAGAATGAACCCGATGACGCATCCAAATAGCATCCACCCGAGGCGTTCGTCAAGGCCCATTGTCCACCTCCTCACTGTTAGTCCGCTTCTTCTCCTCGTTCTTACTAGTCGATAGCCGTATTCTCTGCGTAAGTACATACGTGAGAATTGCGCCGACTCCCGTTAGTGAACCTGGGTTCTGAGCTAGGTCTAACCCTATCTCAGGGCCAATAAGGAGTAGGACAGCTCCCCCAACGCCTACAAAGAAGAGGACGTTGAACTGCCAGTCCTTCATTTATCCCTCCTCCTGACTGGATAGGATCAGAGTGGGAAAACCCCTGTCCCCTTCGTGGTCTTCTGTACGAACGTACTCGGCGACTGTCATCTCGGCTTCAAAGCCGTACTGTGCCAGGAGAGTTACTGTGTCTCCCAGAAAGTAGTGCTGGCCGTAAATATAATTCGACACAGCAGAGATGGCGCCGTCAAACAGGATCATGCGGTTGTGCTTAGCAAGCTCAACCATGCCCTTTTGAATTACTGATTGGGTGAAATCGGCAAGAAGGGCATCACCCTGTGTACCCCCGTCTACGTGAAGAACACGTCGATCCAAACCAGTTGGAGGTGTGCTCGGTGGAGTTGTACCTGTCAAAGGCCAAACTTCCGTCACGCCTAGTGATGATGTGACCAGCGCGACGTTGTAGAAGTCCTTGATCGAAAACAGGTACTTGGGCGAGTTGATGTGGCCGGAGTCGTAGTGAAATATAACTGGCTCTCGGTCTGACTGGAACCTTGTACGATCCAGTCCGTTGTACACATCCAGCCTGATGCCAGAGATTCCCGGCGTAGAGACCTTAGATACGTCACCACGTGTACTTCCCCCTGAGGTGTCGAACGTAACTACAGTTCCTGTCGTTCCTGGCGGGCGAATTCCACGCACACCAAGATTCGTAAGAGTCAACAGGTCCTTGAGCTGGGAATATACATCGCCTGACTTCAGCGACCATTCGGTTGGGGTTTCGACGAACGTGCTGCTATCCGTAATGAGAAAATTTGGGATAGCATCGTGGACGTCGTGTGTCCCTCCGACACGACTCGCATCCTGCCCGCTTGTGTCGACCAAGTAAGTCCACAGCAAGAGAGCGGCGATCTCAGAGGATCGGTAGTTCTTGTAGGCGGTCCAAGGTTCGTTGTACGTACCACCGACAGCCACCCTCTTCTCTTCGAAAGTTTCCAGAGTTCTTCCGTCAATGTGAAGCTCCGGAATACCTTCATCGTTGTACTCGATGTTCAGGGTTTCCACCTGCATGACTTCTTTGGTTTCTCTATGAGTAATCAAAGAGCCCTCAGGTAGAAGGTCTCTAGTCTCCTCCACCTTAGGGGTGATCAGCTGAAAGTCTCCGCCGAGGAATCGCTCAGTCCAGATCATCGAGGTGTAACCCTCAACGAGGGGGCCAGGCAAATATGATCCCTCGAGCTTCATGACGTCCATTAAATCCCCCAGAACTGTGGCAGGTAGAAGACGTCTCCCCAATCAAAAGCACTAGAAGACGTCGAGAAGTTGTTGACTCCTCCGTGCAGCATGAACCAAGTCGAGTCCGAGGACAGCGACCAGATGATGTTTGTGGTAACACCGACACGAGTGACAAATATGCCCCTGTGTCCAGGCCTTGTGTCGATCGTGAGGTCATCGCCAGTGAGGAACTCGTAGTCGAACTGCATCTTTCGCCCAGAGCTATGCTGGAGAATCCACCCCGAGAGGTCTGACGTGAAGTGAACTTCCATGTGAAAACCCGCCGGAGCAGTTCCCACGTTCTCAATCACCGGAGACGGCTTGCTCTCAGGCGAAAGGAACAGCTCGTCTGGCGCGATCAAATATGGACTGTCGCAGTCACTGGTGATCTGCACCTCAGGAGTATCCGCGAACGGATTGATCTCCATCTTTGACACATAGGACCGCGTGCTGGCAAGGACATCCTCGTCATCGACGAACTGCACGTTGATGCTGTCGTCAATGTCGGGAGTGAGGAGTCCATACAGGGTCTCCCGAAGATCTGCTGCGGTCATGCCTGTGCTGAAGTTGGGATTGAGACCGATGAGGGCCACAATCTGGCGGTTGTGAGGGTGACGACCTTGGTAGAAGCCCCCTGCGTTCAGGGTATTCGCCATGGCAATGTCAATCTCGGGCGGCCCCAGGCCGTCTACACTTTTGCAAATATAGACGTCCTGGGGCTTAGCACCGACGATGGGGAAATCGACGACTGTGAGGCCGTTGTAGCGCAACTTAGTGAATCTCATGGTGTCTTCAACGCCTCCTTCGCGAGTGAGATGACATTCTTCGTGTCACGATAGATTTCGACCCTGGACAGCGCCTTCGGCGAGTAGTTGTTCTGCTCGAACTTGACCTCTTGCGGAACCGCAGGGGTAGTCAAAGCTTCCAACTTGTCAGCGATCATTGCTGCCTGTTCGGTCGAGATGGACTGAGCCTGGCCGGTCGAAACCTTAGCCACGAACGTCTTGTCCATCATGCCGTTCAACACGCCAGCGTCCTTAGTCACCTGAGTGAGGTCCAGAACTGGCGTGATTGTCGGGTTGGTGTTCACATCTGTCATGACAGCGGTGGAGATACCGCTCAGAGTGGACTTGATTGCCTCCACGGCGCCACTTGCTACGTTCGTAGCAGAGGTGGCCACCAGGTGAGCGTGCTTGTCCAGACCCTGTGCGAGACCCTCATTCGTGAACTTGCCGATTTCGATCATTACCTTGGATGGAGAGTGTTGCTTGAGCTCCTTCTTGATGGCGCGAACCATGATCTTCGCGATGGCCGTCATCTCATCAGCAATGTCCTGCCGCTTAGATTTAAGCCCATCAACAAGACTCTGAGCAGCATCGATGCCGACCTGCTTCAGCTCAATCGAAGCCGTGGTTCCAAGCTCCTGTGCCGCAGTACCAAGGTCACTTGTAATGCCCTTGATAGCGACAACAGTATTCGGTCCAGCAGCAATCAACTGATCCAAGAACGGCTGTATGCCCACACCCTCGTCCAGGAACTGCTGGTACTGAGCATCGGACAATCCCATGTTTCGAAGAGTGTCCAAGGACGCCTTGAACTTGACTACAGCAGCGTCCTGCTTGGCAATTGCAGCAGAGTATTCCTCAACGGTCATGTTCTCGGTAATGTCGGGTAGAGCTGAGAACTTCGCCGTAGTGCTGGCAGCAAATGCCGTCTGCTCATCCTGAAGACGCTTTAGCTCGTCTCCAGCGTCCTTGATCTGCTGGGTGTAATCGTCGTACTGACGTCCAAGCGAATTGAGATGCGCTCGTTCATCAGCAAGACCCTTGTTGTACTCGTCCCTAGCAGCCTTAGACGACTTCAATTTAGCTTCCGCAGTAGCCAACGCCGCCGTGACCTTCTCGATCTCCTTGGCGTTCTTCTTCGGCTCTTCCTGCAGAGTCTTGAGCTGATCCTTCAGATCGTCGACCTGGTTCTTGTTCGCCTCAATCGACGCTGCGATCATGTCCTTCATCTGACCCATGGCATCTCGAACATCATCCAAACCGCCAACGATACCCTTCGCGAAACCCTGGTCAACGTATCGACCAAGCTTCTCGAATTCCTTCGACGGTGACTTGATGCCCAAGAAATGCTTAGCTGCGTCAAGCGCAGACTTAGCGAGATTCTTGGCTGCGTCCGTAACAGACTTCAGGCCGCCAGTAATACCCTTGACGATACCCTCGACAATGGAGATTGCTAGATGCGTGCCGGCTTCCCCGAGAGGACCGGCATTAGCGTCGATGGCGTCAGATATAGCATTGATGAAGTCGATGATCAACTTGGCTGCAGCGTCAGCAATCTTGCCAACCTGCTTACCGAGCCCCTGAATCCAGGCAACAATCATCTGCCCAGCCGTCTTGACGAACTGGGGGATGTTGTCTCGGACACCACGCATGATGCCCAGGACGATCTGAATACCAGCCACAACCATCTTTGGAATGGCGTGAACAAGCACCTTCAGACCGTTGTCGATCAGGACCATCAGCATTCGAGCCAGCTTCGGCGTGTTCTTGATGACGGCCTCGATCAGAGACCCAAGAACAGTGCTGAAGGCAGCCGTGAGTTGAGGCCCAGCAGTGGCGATGACCGTCGCCAGAGCCTTGAGGCCCAAACCGAATTGGTACATGACCAATGGGAACAGCTCTGCCATGGCAATGACTGCCGCCGACAGGACTGCGATGCCCGCTGCACCAGATGCTGCGAGAGTAGCCAAGCCAATAGAGAAGGCCAGGAGGCCTCCACCAATGAGGGCTACACCCAGGCCCAGAAGGGCTATTGCGCCCGCTAGCGTCAAGAGAATGGGCGCTACGGGGGTAAGGAGGGCTGCTCCAATCGCGA